GTAAAGAAGGGAGTTTTAAAAAAACCAACCCCCTGCACGGATTATTCAGTGCGGGGGCTTGTTTATTGTGGCGGATAGGTTAGTCCTCAGCCTCAAATACATCGTGTAGGTTCGTTATTCTATAGGCGATGATACGCCCTTCTTGATACATCGCGATGGCATCTACATAATAGAGGCACTTGAACGCGTTCTGATCTGATTCCATGAATCGAGCTTTGATGCTATCGTCGTCAAAAAGTAGCTTCCTTGCCTTGTTGACTTCAAATGCCTCAATTATGCCTCTGTCTTGCTTGCTATCCGCTTCTCTATCGAGACGAGCCAAGCGAAGAAGTACATGCTCTTTACTTTCTTCAGTCCTTGAAATGTTTTCTCTCAGCGTCTCTTTAGCCCCTTGTGCTCTGTTTTGAAGAGCATTTCCCTCCGTCGAGTTAAGATTAAAGGTGCAGTTATTGAAGATAGTCTGACCTCCATCTGTCATTACAGAGAACCCTAAGTTTGAGTCGGGATTTCGGGCAAGTGGCTGGACGATCTTGGAGATATTCGATAAACTTTCTGGGTTGTATCCCTCAGCTGGGATTTGACTACCTGTAGTGAGTGATTGGGCTAGGCTCTTCAAGTGCTTCCCAAAATCAATCAAGGTATTAGCATTCCCCGCTGCCACTATTGCTGTTGGAAGTATAGCCTCCATGAACTCAAATACAATACTACCTTCTTCAACCTTCTTGATATTCAAGCGGGCATTCGTGCCATGCCGGCCTCGTCCCTTTAAGAAATGGCTGTATTCACTCTGTATAGCGAGAATACTGTCAGTGAAGTCTAATAGATCTACTGGGGCATTATTGTCTAAGTGGTATCGGAGGTATACCAATTCGGGATCCTGATCCTGTGTCATAGCGAGATTGTTGTGTGAAGTGTTATCTGCAACAAAGGTAGAGAATTTGAGTTACCCTTGTTTTACGCCAACTTGTAGTGCTGGCGCCTTCCTATACCGGTCTCGAACGGCCATTGAGCTCGGATAGCCTACGCCTGTGATGAAGGTCGCCAAGTGGTGCATCAGCTCGCCGTGTTGGTGATCCAGGTCGGAGGAGATGAGCTGTAGCCCGCTGAAGCCATCACCCGCCAGCCCGATAGGTGCGCTCTCCACCTGCTCGATGAGGTCGAGGTAAGCGAGCGGGTCATCCTCCAGGCATCGGCGCTCGTCCGACAGCTCCAGCGACTCGTGAGGATCCTCGGGGGTGTACTTGTGTACGAGGTGTAGGACGATCTCCATAGGCACACGTGGGGTGCCTTGACCTGCCGAAGTGTAGGTGATAGGTGCGAACTCTACGAACACAGCGGGTGTCTCGAAGAGCATACCATTGGGTAGGTCCTCCATGTTTTCGTTCCACAGCCCGATGTGCTTCAGATCTGTGACCTTCTCTTGTAGGCGCCCATTAAGCGCTTGGTAGATCTCTCGTCTCATATTCAATGTCTATTTAATCAGTGATTGATGGGGGCGCTCTGCTCGACGTAGTCGGGCATTCAACTCCTCACGCCACAGGTCGACGTGCTTGGTGACGATGCGCTGAATGAGCTCCTCGACCTTGGGGTGGTTGCCAACGAATCTGCGCTGTGGCATACGCAGACGACGCTTGAAGGAGCGGACCTTGTGACTGCGCACCTTGACACGCTTGCGCTTCATGCCTCGCTTGCCCTTGACCAGACGGATAGCCGTCGTCTCCTTGCGAGTATGCTGAGGGACGGTGACCTCTCCGTTGAAGCCCTCGTTGTGGAGCGAAGCGTAGGGCATCGCCGAGGTGAAGGATACACCCGATGGCATGACCTGCCCCTTCAGTGAGCGTCGTAGCTTGCCTGTGACAAGGAGTAGCGACCCGCGCTGTGCTCGCTTCCTGGACGACTTCCAGCCACCTTCGCCACGGGGCTTCCATGGGCGGTCAAAGAAAGCCTTGCGGCGGAAGTTTTCGTGAAACTCCGAAGTTAGCCCGACACGCACCTCCTGCTTGATATCCTCAAAGACCTGTCTACTACTGCGCATTGTGATTATGAAATTAGTTGTATATTTGCAGTGAGATGACCCTCGGAAGTATCCTAATCCTGACTGTAGTTCGGGTACGGATACTTCTGGGGGTTATCTCTTTTTTAGAGCTACGTGAGGGCTGTCAGATATGCTATGGAGTAGGATTTTACCCTGCTTGTTTTCCAGTGCAATAATCCAGCTCTTCTCTCCTTCTATCTCTGTCTCGAATAGGTGAGTCTGTACGACCCACTCCTTCTTCCCTTCATCTTCATACGCTCCTAAGTACTTGGCATCTTTGATGAGCTTGGGCAGATCAAGTAGAAGCTCGTTTTTGGCAAGATAGTGTTCGTGTGGCTGGTTAAGCATCTCCTTAATGCCTGTCCCTGTTATTTCTACACGGACACCATTATCGACCGATACACCTACAAATCTTTCCTTTGCGAGTCTCTGTATCTCTTTGCGGTGTTCCTTCTGCTCGGGAGTAAGGGAGATCTTCTTTGTTCCCTCTTTGGCTTTGAGGACTTCGGCAAGCACCGCACATTCATCACCCTTGTCTCCCTTATCTATGGAGCAGTGGGAAATACCACGCTTGCCGTAGTAGGGGTGCTTGTCGGGGAAGAGGCGTAGGTCTCGCCCAGGGTTGCCACGGAAGAGCTCTTGCTTGTTGCCACGGAGGGCAGCATCACCACGCTCCCACGCTGAGCGGGGGTCGGATAGCGGTGTCTCGGGGAGAACCTCCACGGCATCACATCGACAACCCCAGCCGTTGGGCGGGAAGTAGTCTTGCCAGAACTTGTCCTCCTTGGGGAGGCAGGTGTGGTCGAGCGCCTCGTGAGCGGGACGCACCTTGCCGTCGCCAGCGGTGCGGTACTCGAGAATACTCTTCGGAGCGGATGAGTGCCAGCGGTCAGCCATGAGGGCAGATCCTACAGCGTGGTCGTACTCACTCTCCAGGTAGCGGACATTGTAGCGGTCGTGGATAGCTTTGACCTCTTCTGAAAACTCTGCAAATGGCTTAATAGACCCGTCTTCCTTCGTCAGCGACAAGCCCAGCTCACGCATCGTGTGGTAGGTCTTGAAGCCTGAGAAGATGAAGGCATTATTGTCCAGCGCGTCACGCACGACCTGTGGTGTGGAGTGACTGATGTGGTCCAGTGATGGCTGTAAGCACTCGTAGGTCTCTCGTATGGCAGCGACTATGGGGGCATCTCGGAGCATCTTGCGCTCAAAGCGCCCCTTCCTATATACATAGCGCGCAGCACGCATGAAGACCTCGGGGCGGTAGGTGCGCTTCGTCGGGGTGTTACGCCTTGACAGCTGGCACGACGGGCAGGTACATGGAGTGTATAGCTCGTCGAGCTCCCTATGTAGCTGGAGGTATCTCTTGGGGAGAGGTAGCTGAAGCTCCGCCCCTCCCCCTAAGCGAAAAAATCGTCAGCTCGTGAGAGTTGCTTGCTCGCTTCGCCCTCCTGCTCTAAAGAGCTGTCACGCTCCCCGATGATGGGGATATTGTACTTCTCGGCGAAGTAGGCAGGATCGATTTTGTAGTATTGGAGAATTGTCCGCTCCTCTTCACGCATCTCGGCGTCTGTCATTTCGTCGCTGTAGTCCCACTCAAAGGTTAGCCCCTTGAGGGGGAAGCCCGAAGCAATCATCAGAGGGAGGAGGCGGTCATTGATAATGTAGGACAGGCGACGGGCATCTGAGGCGCAGACGTTCTCGAAGATCTCCAGGTGTACCTCCGATTGTGATAGGGAGGCACCGTTGTCAATGGTCATCGTCTGGTTGAGGATGATCTTAGAGAGCTCCTTGTCGCATCGCTCCAGACGCTTGTCATATACGTTGTAGGCGTCGCCTCGACTCGTTTCCTCGAAGGAGATGGTAGTGCCCTCGGGGAAGACCCCGTAAGAGGCAGCCCCCATCGAAGCCATGATACGCTCGATCTCGTCGAGGTCAGCTCTGGTGGTGGCGGTCGTATTGGCCACGCGCATAGGCATGCCGAAGATCTCCCCGAAGGTATCCCAATAGGCTCCCATATTCTTCTTCGAAATGTAGTAGGGAGCGCACTTGAGCAGGAGACCTAAGTCGTGAGGCTTGCCTACCTCGATAAGCCAGCGGGAGAAGTCACCTTCGCGGAAGGGGATGCCTCGCTTGATATCGTCGGTAGGCTCGCGCAGGATCACGCCATACTCAGGGATGACGTGCTTTCGGGGGATGAGGTCAGCAGAAGCAAAGCGCATGCCTCGCTCGTCCTTGACGACCTCTCCCAGTTCGATAAGGCTATGCCCCCAGAAGGTGGCATCAAGGGCAAGGTCTAAGAAGTCACGAAACCACTCACGACGAAATAGCTCAGATGCTTCATCACTCTCCGCACCTTCCTTGTCGATGAGCTTGAAGGGGCGGGAGAGTGTCTTGCTCTTGCGTTGCTCAATAGCACCCGTGATATGACCATCAACGAGGGTGTCGGTGTAGAGGTCGTAGAGGGTCAGCCGTCGGGGGTTGTCGACAGAGAGCGCCATCTGCCAGGCGCGTCGCCATGTGGCGATGTCCTTGCGGGTAAGGGCGTCAGCCTTGCGTATGAGTTCGGCCGTGACGCGCCCTCCTGTGCCGGTGATCTGTCGAGCGAAGCGCATCAGTCGTGCTTCGCGTTCCTCTAAAGTCAATTCAGCCATAGTCTAATAGTGATAGGTGCTCTTCTCAATGCTCCCAAAGCGCAGGGCGCCATTGGGCTGAGCTTCGCCTGTATTGGGGTCAGATAATAGGGGGAGGGCTGGTGAGGTCTTCCCCGCTTGTACGTTCTCCAGCCATGCAATGGCCTCTTCATATCGGTCCTTCCAGCGCTCGTAGCCCATATTCTGAGGGAGACGATGCACCATCTGGTAGAGGGCTATGTGTATGATGGCTTGGACGAGTCGGGGGTTGCGCTCCTCTCCGAGCTTTGAATAGGCCTCGTCTACGTTGTATCGGGTACGTAGATATCCGGCAGCGATCTCGCAGGCTACTGCCTCAGCCCGCTGCCATTCGTCGGGATACCTACTGATGATCGCTTGCTCTCGCTCGTCGATAGCAGTGCGGTAGTCTTGCTCGTCGATGTACATAGTGGTCAGGCGTTAGGGTGAGTGTCGTAGACGGCGCGCTGTAGAGCCACTTCGCGCAGGTCTGGCTTGATGTCAGCGTAGCAGTAGATGTGGGGTATGGGCGTCCGCTCGTCTCCCTCAACTTCGGGGATGATTAGCATGCGCTCGCTTGCAAGCTTTGCGAGACGCTTTGCGCGATAGGCGGCTATAAGGCATCTGAGGCTGAATGCGATAAGACGAAGGGCGCGATAGCCATAGCGCCAAGATGTGACTAACATATTACCATTGATTTTTGATGCTGGTGGTGCGTCTGCCCACCTTCGGAGTGACTCCGAGGGTACGGGAGGAGCGCTGGAGGAGCCATATAGCTCCTTCGTCGGCGTCGGGGCCGTCATCGTGTCCGCGCATCCCCTTCTCCATTGATAGGGTCTGCTCGACGGATACAAGCATGTCGGGTGATGACTTCTCCTCCTCATTATAATAGACCTTGCCACGCTCCCAGATAGGGGAGATTGCTTCAATACGGGCGAACTTGTTCTCCTTCTTTCTGCGGTCGGGGGAGATGGGGAGCTGGTAGCCGCGGGTATTGCCTTCGGTGGCGAAGTCGTCAAGTAGGCTATCCTGCATAAAGCCCGCCTCCAGGTAGATGCGTAGGCTGGCACCTTCCCCTCTGACCCACTCATAGCAGTCGTAGACCCAGCGTACGAGCTCGGAGATGGAGCACTGGCGTAGGAAGGCTTTGATATGGTGTAGCTCGCCCGAAGGGAGCGATCCCCAGAGCTTGGCGGCTTTGTAATCATTCTTGGTCGTTCCCTTCCACGAGGGGTCGATATATAGGACCAGCCCACTGTAGGAGGTCAGCCGTGGGAGCTTCTTATATTGAATCCACTCGGCGCGGAAGACGCTCCCAGCCGTGATTGGATTGTTCATGTACTCTTTTTGGTACGCTCGGTAGCCTACAAAAGCCTCCATCTCAGCTACTTCTTCCCGTGACCATTTTGCTGCCCAGGTAACCTCGCCCTTGGAGGTGAGTATGTTGACACGAGAGACGTGCACGGTAGGAGTATGGGAGATGTTGTAGAGGACGCTGGTTTTACTGATGAGGTTGCCTACCATAATGAAGCGGCCACGCCCCCCGTCGAGCGCACCGAAGAGGGCTTCACGCACCCAGTCGGTGAGCTTATTGATGCGGTCTTGGTTCTGCACGATCTCATCGTCATCAAGGTCGTCGATGACGATGTAGTCGGGGCGGTGGGAGCGGTGGCGCAGACCACGAGGGGACTGCCCACGGCCTAAGGCAAAGAAGGCGACGCCGTCCGAGGTGACGAAGCGCCCGACCTCCCAGGAGCCTGTAGATACCTGCTGCCCAAAGTCAGCGATATAGCGCTGGTTGTACTCGAGCTCAGCCTGCACATCGGAGAGCAGCGTCTGCGCATTGGTCTCGCTCTTGCCAACTAATACCATCACATTAAGCTCCCGCTTGCCGAGGTAAGCGTGCGCCTTTAGCCAAAGAGGAATGAAGACATCCATGTGGGTGCTCTTGGCGTGGCCACGCGCCCACTGAAAGACCGCCTTGAGGTTGGGAGTGTCTCGGATCTTCTTTGCGGCGGCGAGGTGGAAGGGGGCGCTGGGGATGCTGCGCCCGAGGACCTCATTATAGGTATAGTGGGGGAAGTAATACTCGACGAAGGCGTTGTAGTCCGACAGTAGATGGAGGATGCGCTTCCTCTGCTCGGTGGGGGTCTCCTTCGAGGCAAAGGCCGTCGCGCTCTTGACCTCCTCACAGCGCAGCTTCCAGCGCTCGAGTACTTCTTTGTTCTTGATCGATGCCATGAGAGTAGACGTATGAATACGCTACAAAGGTCGGTCGTAAAGAAGGGCTAATAAACTAATAATGAAAGATTTGCACTGTTTCTGTGAGTCGGGGTAAGGCTGTCCGATCTTTGCAGAGAAAACCGTCACAGACCCTATGAAGAAAGTAGTCATCAGCACCTCTGCCGTCAACTCCTACGGCTCTCGTGTGCTCACATCTGGTATCGACTTCGAGCAGTACAAGCGTAATCCCGTCCTGCTGTGGATGCACCGCAGAGGCGACCGAGAGGACGTACCCATCGGGCGTATGGAGGACATCCACCTCGAGGGCGATAAGCTCATTGGTACGCCTGTCTTTGACCGCTCGGATGAGTTCGCCAAAAAGATCGCCGATAAGTGGGATAATGACTTCCTGCGTATGGCATCCGCAGGGCTTACTATCGTAGAGCTCTCGGATGACCCATCGCTTGTCCTACCGGGACAGACGCGCATGACCATCACACGCAGTAAGCTCGAGGAGGTGTCTATCGTCGACATCGGCGCTAATGACGACGCTATGGCCGTATCGCTCTACACCGCTGGAGGGGAGCAACTCACGCTCTCTCAGATGGAGCTCGCCAGCGATCTGCCGCTACTCACCACAGATCCTAATCACAGTACACTTAATACCCCGAATGAAATGAACGAAAAGATTGCCCTCGCTCTCGGCCTCTCCGCCGAGGCTACCGAAGAGCAAGCCGTGTCGGCCATTGCTCAGCTCAAGGCCGAGGTAGACCAAGCTAAGCAGCTGAAGCTCGCCCTCATCGACGAGCAGCTCGCCTCGGCTGTCCAGTCTGGCAAGCTCCCTAAGGAGCAGGAAGAGACCTACCGACAGATCGGGCTCACCATGGGCGCCGAGACCCTGCGTATCACGCTCTCCACGCTCTCAGCGCCACAGCGTGCCTCATCCATCATCCGCCCATCGGCACCGACGGATCCGGCGAAGTTCGCCAAGTTCACGGACATCCCCACCGATCGCCTTGAGGCCTTCAAGTCGGAGAACCCCGACGAGTATGCCCGCCTCTACACCGATCACTTCGGCTTCCCGCCTCCATCAAGCTCCCGCTAATCACTAATCACCTATTAACTACCGATTAACTATGTGGAAATTCATCCAATCGCTGGGCATCGCACTTGCTGTGCTGCTTGTAGCGGTATCCTTCAATTCCGTCATCGGAGCAGGTATCGCTGCGCTCCTGGGGCTCCCCCTGTGGACGGGTGCCGTCGCTCTCAACGTCCTGGCTCTGGCTGTAGGGCCCTTCGTCACCAGTCGTAGCGTTGCCCGAGCGGGCGTCAATCAGGAGGTGTGGACGGGCGTCGTCCTCAAGAAGCTCCGAGAGGCGCTGGAAAACCTCGGCTGGTTTGCCGCGATCACTAATTACGACGAGTATGTAGACAACGACACGATTCACTTCACCGAGCTGGGTGGCGACCCGAAGGTGCTGGTCAATAACACGACCTATCCGCTCAATATCTCCAACGTCACCGACGCCGATAAGCCTGTATCGCTTGACAACTTTGAGACGGAGGCTACGGCGATCTCTGACAAGGAGCTTGATACCATCAGCTATGACAAGCTCGGCAGTGTGAGAGAGCGCCACAAGGAGGTCGTCGAGGAGCGCATCTACGTCAAGGCGCTGCATGCACTCGCTCCCCAGAGCCACTCCGACGGCTCGCCTGTCCTGCTGACTACGGGGGCGACAGCTCCCGAGGGTGGACGTAAACAGCTATCCTTAGCTGACCTGCGACTACTGAAGAAGGCCTTTGACAAGTGGAAGACCCCCAAGAAGGATCGCATCCTGGTACTCTGCCCTGACCACGTCCAGGACCTCCTCGCTGTGAGCGAGACCTTCTCCCGTCAGTACAACCTCGATAACGAAGATGGGCGTGTCGGTCGCCTCTACGGCTTCTCGATCTATGAGTACACGGAGACTCCTGCCTACACGGTCGCCACGAAGACGAAGCTCGCCTTTGGCGCTATCGCCGGTAGTGGCACGGCTCCTGCCTCGGTAGCCTTCCACGCCAAGAGCTGTATGCGCGCCACAGGTAGCCTCACCATCTACGAGAGCCTGGCGAAGACTGACCCCCTCAATCACCGCAACCTCTACAACGTGCGCCAGAGAGCCATCTGCGCCCCACTGCGCTCTAAGGAGTGCCTCGCAGCTATCATCTCGGCTAACGCCTAACCTATGGCACAGCTGAAGTACCTCGTGCTCCACTGCACCGCCACCCCTGAGGGGCGCGCTGTGACGAGCGATGAGATCCGTCGCTGGCACACCGCCCCTCCCTCGCAGGGTGGGCGAGGCTGGAAGCAAGTCGGCTACACCGATATGATCCACCTCGACGGCCGTGTGGAGCGCCTCGTGAAGAACAATGAGGACGCCCAGGTAGACCCTTGGGAGGTAACCAACGGTGCCACGGGCTACAACTCCGTCTCCCGCCACGTCGTCTATGTGGGCGGCTGTGCTCGTGACGGCAAGACTCCAAAGGACACCCGCACGCCTCTCCAGCTGGAGGCGATGAAGCAGTACGTCCTCGACTTCCACCGCCGCTATCCCTCCGTCAAGATCATCGGGCACAACCAAGTGGCCCAGAAGGCGTGCCCCTCCTTCGACGTGCCTAAGTGGCTTCGGTCAATAGGCATCAACCAATAATTCACTCTCCACCGATGGATCAGCTCCTCACCCTCCTCCAGTGGCTGGTGCCTGCGGGAGGTCTGGGAGCGATCTTAGGGTGGCTCACCAACTCCCGAGTGCGCGCTGCTCGTACAGCCAAAGAGGTCCACGACACCTATAAGCAGATGTACGACGATCTGCACGAACAGCTACTCGATCTCAGTGATGAAAACAAGCATATCCGAGCAGATTTCTCCCGCCTCGAGCGCGCTGTCACGATGGGCGCTACTTGCCGTCTTTGGCCTCAGTGCCCTATTCGGATCGAGCTGCAGCGTCCGCCGCTCCCAGACGTCTCAGTCCCATCGCCTCGACAGCGTCAGCGAAAGGGTAGAGATCCGACCGACTCCAGTCACTCTTCCCGAGACGAAGGCGACACTTCGCCTCCCCCTCTCGACCCTCCTTGATCTCCCCGAGGGCGCTGGCTTTCACTCCCGCCAAGGGGTGACACGCATAGCACTCACCCGCCGTGGTGACTCCATTGAGGCGACGGCTACCACCGATAGTCAGACCGTCCTACCCACTGTGGAGGAGCGCGCTGCCAAGCACATCACTCAGGCGACGACCACCGCCCTCACCAAGAGCGAGGCCAAGGTAGGCTTAGCCGACACCCTCCCCTGGATCCTCATCGCAATCCTTATACCCATAGCAAGTATCATCTTATGGCAAAGAAGAAAGTAACGCCCCCCGAGAGCGAGGGCGA